GGTGAAATTCCATATGTTCCGGTATATAAAAAATTAAGTGGAGAAAATGCTGTAGTTAATTTATCTTTTTTAAAAGGTAAACCAATACCTACATTATTAGGATTTGGAGTAATTTCTTCAGTTGTATCACTTGGTGAACCAGCTCCAAATTGAATTTGTAAATTTGATAAAGATGTAAATCGAGTAGCAAATCTTCTTGCAACTTTTTTTAATTTTAACAAAAATGGAGTATTATCTGTTTTATTTGGATCATTAATATTAGTATTTTTTATTGAATCAAATACCATTTCTTGTCCTAAATGATCTACTTCATACCATATATTACCATCAGAATCAGTAATGTCTAATATTTTTACAATATTGTTAGCTTGTATGTTTATTGTTGCAAATTGTTGAGGTGCTCCAAAACTAAAACTTGTTGTGTTAATAGTAGATGAAATAGCATTTCTGCTCTTTTTTAAAAGAAAATATTGTGGTGAATTTCCAGATATTTGATATACAGAAACTTCCGTTGGATCTAATGAACTTGAAACTGAGAAATCGATTTTATCCTGTATTATAAAAGAAGCTCCATTTTGGGAAGTGATAGTAGTATTTTCATTAATAGTAATAGCATAACTATAGTCAGGGACATAATTACCAGTACCATCATTAATTGAAGGTAATTGTTGATAAAAATCAACACTTGTTTGAGCAACTCCGGTAGTTTTTGGTCTATAACCAAACATATATGCTAATTCAAATACATTATTTGTTTGTTGAGCATATTGAATAAATGTTTCTTGAAATTGATTATCTAAATAGAAACTTAAAACATCTCCCACATAAGAAGATTGTTCCATAAACATCATACCTGGTGAGGTTGATGAAAAGTCATTATATGTTGCGGGGAAATATGTTTGAGAAAATTCTATTAATCTTGATCTAAAGGATTCAAAATCCCGATTAATATATTTTATATCTCTATTAGTTTTAGCCATTTTTTAAAATTGAAAAGTTAAGTTATCATTGATATTAGAATTAGCAATAGAATATTTTAATTGAACTACTACTGAGTTTTCATCATCTCTTTTAAGTACATCTAATGAGTTAATTATAACATTTGGAAAATATGTTTCTAATTTTAAACTTACATTTTCTTTTAATCCATCTAATGAATTTTCTGAAATTTGTTGGAAGATAAAAGCTCTTAAACCCCCTCCAAAAGTAGGATTTAATGGTATTTCTCCAGGATTAGTTAAAAAATAGTTAATTAAATTGTTTTTTATAGCTTGAGAAGTTAAATAATTTGGGGTAAAAACAGAAGGTCCACTAAATGGTAAATTTACTCCAACTGCAAGATTTGGATTTAAATCAATCGGATTTATTAATTGTGGATTAAATGCCATTATTTACTATTTAAAAGACCCATTATTTGTTCCATACCTAATTCTCCAGCTCCTAAACTTCCGTTTACAGGATCACCCATTTGTGGGGTAAAAGATTGAGCGTTTTGGGAGGTAAAACTTAAAGCTGTTTCTCCTAATACCTCAGCATATTTTGACCTAAAATCTATTGGGGGTGGTGCATAAGATGGATTAGGGGTAGAAGTTGGAGTGTAAGATTCTCTTACTATTTGTTTGGGGGATTTTACGGCTTCCAATAGAATATCCTTTAATTCTTCTTGAATTGCTTCCCTTACGGATTCTTTAATTAATTTTTTAAAATCTGTACTTTTCATATGTTTATAAATATAGGGTTAATCTGCTCTTAAATTATTTGTTTGAATATAAAATACAAGTTCATCTATTAGTATTTGATCAATTGAACTAAATGACCATTCTCCTGTTAACATTACTACACCTTGTTTATTTGTAGCTGTAGCTCTTCTACGTTTTATAGATAATGTTGATATTTGTGGTTCAGTTTCAACACCCATTGTAAATCCATTTATATTTGTGACTACTGGGGATTCTTGATTTGATTCGTCTGTGGTGATTACTGTTAATTCTGCAGAAATTTGTTCTTGATTAGCATTATCTTGATTATTATTTTCTTGATAACAATATTGGACTAAATTATCTAAAAGATTTAAATATTGAAGTGCTTGGGCAATTACTGATTTTAGTAAGGTTAATGGGGAAGCTAAATTGTCTATTTTTCCTTGTTCACCTTTTATTTGATTTTTTAATAAATTAATTACATCTCCTGATTTATTAATAACGCCAACAGGGATACCAATACCCGGGGGTATTGAAGCAGGTAAAGCTAATGAAGCTATATCTAAACCTAAAATAGTTTTTGATGTAATATCAATAAATTTTTTAATTGAGTTAATAAATTTTTCAGTAGATTGGATTACTTTAAGAAGTCTATTTAATTGTTTTACTAATCTATTTTTACGGGAAATAATTCTAGCTAATTCTGCTTGAGTAGGACATGTAATTTGGTTTTGTATATCAGAAATTTTAGGTATTCCTTTAGTTGCTAATTTATTAACTTGAGTAACCCCAAATCCAGCAATTAAAGTTAATATTAAAGGAATTAAACGACTTTTAACATTAATTATAGAAGTTGTTAATTTTTTTTGGATAAAAGAAGATGATGTTTTTATAGATTTAGTTAAACCTTTAATTTGATTATCTGTTAATAAACTAGAGTTTATTTTATCTTGATCTAAACTTTTTTGAATTAATTGAAGTTGAATTACTCCTAAATTAGATTTAATAGTACCGTCTCCAAAATATGGAGTAAAATTTTGAGGGGTATATCCTTTTAAACTAACAGAAATACTTATTTTTTTATCTGTAGTTGTTTTTCCTTTAAGGATAAATTGCCCATTAATTTTTGAAGTGGTTTGATTTTGGTCGTTAGTTGATATTTTTGCTCCAGAGATTTTTTTATTAGGATTAGTAGAATCAACAACCATTCCTTCTATTGAATATTCTATTTCAGTAGGGGAAGATACAGGTGTTAAATTGGTATTATTTGAAAAATCATTTACTGGGTTTGTTATTGGGTTTGTTATTAAAGTTGTAAGTATACCAACTACAGGTATTAGAGTAGGAGATGTATTTCCAGTTTCAACAGGAATATCTCCAATAGGAGTAATATTAATTTCAGTTGGTTGTTCTTGTAATGGATCAATCATTCTACTTTTACTTTTTTAGATGCTAAATTATCTAGACTAGCTTCAATTGTATCTAATGCTTGAGTAGCAGTTAAAGATACTACATTTAAAGGACCATTAGAAATAGGAATACCAGCAGGAAACATTTGATCTAGTTGTAAAACATTAGTAATACTTTTTAAAACTGATGTAATTTGTCTTAAAGTAGTTATTGTTTTATCTCCTAATAAGGCAGGATGTGAAGCATTTTGAGATCCTAAATATAAATTAGTAGCATCTAATACTATATCATTTCCTATTAAATTTATTTCATCATGACAAGTTAAACCTATTGATTTTTTAGAACCTAATAATATACTATCTTCTTTAGAATTTATTGATATTTGATCTGAGTTTATTAAGATTTGGGGGAGGGTATATTGTCCAGGAAAAGTTGGAGATTTAATCCATCTTTTTTCTTCTTCTCTAGCTAATTTAAATGGGATTTTTTGAGTTGAAGTTAAATAAATAGATGATAAATCATTATTTATATTTTCAGTTATTGGAATCCAACCTTCATTACTTACTTTAGAAGGTTGTCCATTTCTTAATATAGTAATAGGATCACCATTTTCTCCCGAGTCAGACCAATTATTTTTCTTTTCGCTTTTAGACTTAGCTGTACTTCCAAAACGTAAACTTTGACCATATCTTCCTTCTAATAAAGAATCTCCCATAAAAGGCATTAATGGATGAATATTGGATTTTTCTTTTTCTTTTTCGGGAAATGTGTTTTGAGAAGAATCAGTGCTATTAGAACTATTTAAATTTATTTCTGTACTACCATCTTCAACTCTTCTAACACTTCCTGATGTAGATGATGGGTAGTCTCTTGTTTGTTCTTTATCATTTTCTTTATCTAATAAATTTGGGTATGCATTATGGTGGGGATGATTCCAAATACCTAATGGACTCATATAAAAATATGATTCGTTTGATGATACAAACCCTATAGATTGGTTTGGTAAAGAAATTAATAAAACTATTTCATTTATTAATGGATAAGTTTTTAATTGAGCATCATAAGGTAATGCAAAATTTGGGTAAGATTTAGTACCAGATTTATTTACAATTTCATAAAATATAGCTCCTATTCCATTCCATTGACCTACAAGGTTATAATATTGGTGTTTTTCATCTAAAACAATATCTATTACCCTAGCAGCAACTACTTTTCCTTGAGCATTTGAAATTTTATTTTCAAGATTATTATTTTGTCTAGAAGAACCAGCCCCGCTAGTTGAACCTACTAAACCAAATTTCATTCCCATTAGTCCTTAGGATTAAATTTTTTAACTTCAGATAATAATTGTGCTTTTTCATCATCAGTCATACCAAAAGA